CCGTTGAGGCGGTTACTCAGCAGTTGATATTGCACAATAGAATATACTTCAAGCTTGTTTTCAATGAGAAAGGTAAGCTCGTTAAGGTGTACAATGTAAGCCCTGAGAAAGTAAGGGTATCACGATGCAAAAAAAAGTACTATCTAAGCAATGACTGGAGCCAACGGTTGGATGTTGTAGAGATAAAACCCTACCACATGACCTGCAAAGATGAAGTTCAGCTCTATTGCTATGAGGTGCATTCTGTTGGGCAGGACTACTATCCGCTACCTCAGTATACATCGGCTTTGAATTTTGCATATCTCTCGGGTGAGCTGTCATACTTCGCTAAGAGTAACATTCAAAACAGCATTTTTCCTTCCTTTGCTATGATGTTCCCTAAGCGACCACAATCGGAGGAGGAGAAGCACATGATTAAGGAGACTATTGACAGGTTGAAAGGTGCACAGAACGCAGGTAAAGCGGTTGCATTCTTTGCCAATAGCCAAGATCAGTTACCAAAAATAGAAGCCCTACCAACCAACGCAAATGATAAGTTATTTCACGAGGCATCTGCCCTCAATACTGAGCAGATTTGCTTTGCTCACACTATCGACCCTATTCTTATGGGTGTTAGAACCACAGGCTCCTTGGGTAGTGGCTCGGATATTAAGCAGGCTTATGTGATATTTGAGAAAAACGTAGTCAAAAAGATACGTGCACAGGTAGAGACCATCTTCAATGAGCTCCTTGGCATTGCTAAGCTGCCTGCTGAATTTACTATCAATAACTACCAAATCATTGGTGATACCATTGTTGAGGTAGATGATGATACTACCCGGGTAAAAGAGGCATTGAACACCTTGAGTGAGCCATTACTTAACAAGGTGCTTGAAAAAATGACTACCAATGAGATACGAGCATTGGCTCAACTCCCTCCTATTGACGAACCAACTAACACAGCTCAGTAATGCTTTACTTCATAACTGAAAACTACCTCAAGACCAACACACCCATCACAGCCAACGTGGATGTAACGGATGTGACCCCATACATCGCTACGCAGTCAGCTCTCAGGATTCAGCCTATCCTTGGCACTACATTCTACAACCATCTACTGGCTGCATACAATGCACAGACCTTGACCAATGATGAGATAAACCTGGTTGAGTTTATTCAGCCGGTCATTGCATGGAGGTCAGCAGAGGATGCTGTATTTGGATTGAGCTATCAGCTTAAGAACAAAGGACTTCAGACTCAGAATGGTGACTACTCAGCAAGCGTATCACGAGGTGAGGTAGCCTTTGGAATGGAGCACTATGCTCAGAAGGCATCATTCTTTGAGCAGAGGCTAATACGTTGGCTATTGGCTAACAAAAATCTATTTCCTATATTCATATCAGCACTCAATACAGATACTGACCTACGTCCTATGTTCGCAACGTGCCAGTGCATCACTCCTTGGCAGTTGACTTGCACAGGAATGTGTGGTAACTTCCGTGAAAATGGGTACAATAACAGCATATTGATCCTGTGAAAACACAGCTATCCATATTGCTTGCATCATTTCAATCTAAATGGCCCATATATATTAGCATGGTTAGTGCATTTTTTACACCCATTTGGGGGTTGATGTTTTTGATAGGGTTCGCTATCAGTATGGATACGGTGACAGGCATATGGAAAGCACGTAAAAAAAAGGAAAAAATCAGTTCTCGTAGGTTATCGGCTGTGATATCTAAGATGTTACTCTATGAGGTAACCGTGATTTTATTCTATCTGATTGACTACTTTATCCTTAATGATATAGTGTTGACATTTTTTTCTGTACCTTTAATGCTGACAAAGATATTATCATTGATACTGGTATCCATTGAAGTGGTATCAATCAATGAAAATTACAAGGCAGTAAAGGGCCTCGACCTATGGCAGGCAATGAAGAACCTATTCGCAAGAGCTAAGGAAATCAAAAAGGACACGGATGAAATTAGACACAACCAAGATATTACAGGCACGCCTATCTGACAATCAATACTTTCCTGAGGAGTCTAAGAAAACACAGATCTATCTGCACCATACGGCAGGCAATGGTGATGCTGTAGCCGTATCACGATGGTGGCAGAGTAATGCAGAAAGGATAGCTACTGCCTTCGTTATTGGCAACAAGGGTACAATAGTGCAATGCTTCAGCTCGAAGCACTGGGCCTACCACCTCGGAATAGATAATCAAGACTTCGCACCTCATGGGGTGAGATATCAGAACCTTAACAAGCTATCTGTGGGCATTGAGGTGTGTAATTGGGGCCCATTGAAGCAGGTCAATGGTAAGTACATCAACTATGTGAAGAGCGTGATAGATCCTTCGGAGGTTACGGTCCTGGATAAGCCCTTCAAAGGTCATGTGCTGTGGCATAAATATACCGATGCACAGATTGAAAGCACCAGGCAGTTATTGGTGTACCTGTGCGAAACCTACAACATACCCAAGGAATACAGAAAAGAGATATTCTCCATTGATACTGAGGCCTTCAAAGGCACTCCAGGGATCTATACCCACAACAGTGTACGAAAAGATAAGAGTGATATCTACCCATGCCCTCGAATGATAGCAATGTTACAAGCATTATGAGATATATCCTACCATTATTGATACTGATCGTATCCTGTTCAGCTCCTAAGCGAGCTCAATGGCACTACAAGAGAGCTCTTGCTAATGGGCTTAAGGTAGAGCAGGATAGTGATACCATCCGGATTGCTACCATTGACAGCATCCCTGTTATTAAGAATGATACCATAGTATGGGAGAAAATTATTGCGTATCGTGATACGGTTATACAGCATGATATAGTGACGATCCCTAAAACGAGGTGGCAGACCAGGGTAGAGATGCGAGAGAGAATAAAGATAGAGAAAATCAAAGGCGATACCATTGTACAGAAAGCCAAGGCAGAGCAGAAAGTCACCTACATTACCAGGTGGTGGCCGTTTTGGTTAGGCTTAGCCATACCCTTTGTGCTTCGATTGGCATGGTCAGCACTACTCAGTAAACTCAACAGATGAGGAAACGTTTATTCTATGACATTGAGACCTCCTTTAATGTCGGTATATTCTGGAGGACAGGATATAACCTAACCATCAACCCGGGTGATATCATCCATGAGAGGGCTATTATTTGCATCTGCTATAAATGGGAAGGTGAGGATGAAATACATAGCTTAACATGGTCCAAGAGCCAATGCGACAAGGCCATGCTCAAGGAGTTCATTAAAGTAATGGCTCAAGCCGATGAGATAGTGGCCCACAATGGTGATAAGTTTGACCTCAAATGGGTGCGAACAAGAGCCTTATTCCATGGCATTGATGTAATGCCAACCGTTAAGACCATAGACACGCTTAAATGGGCTAAAAAATACTTTAATTTTAACAGCAACAAGCTCGATTACATTGCCAAATTGCTCAAGGTAGGGGCTAAGATGGATACAGGAGGGCTTGATTTGTGGAAGGATATAGTATTTAGGAAGGACCAGGAGGCCCTAAATAAGATGGTAGCCTATTGCAAGATGGATGTTGAGGTCCTTGAGGCGGTATTCAATAAGCTCAACAGCTATGCAACCCCACAACATAACTATGCAGTGCAATATGGAGGGGAAAAATATGAATGTCCTGAATGTGGTAGCATCAATTACGCATACAATAAAAAGGTAGTCACAGCAGCAGGCACCGTGCATCATTGGCTAAAGTGCAAAGAGTGTAAAAAACACAATAAAATAAATCATCAGGTATTCACTAAGTACCAGGAGTACATCTACAAGCGTAAGAAAAATATCGTTTTGCAAGTAAGCGATGGTGCTTACGATAAATAAATTATTAACCGAGAATGTTTCTGCACTATTGCTTACTTGCTGTTAGGTGCAGTGCTTCTCACAAATTTTTAAAGATGATTGAAATTATTAAAGAACAAGTTAAAATGCCAAGTCTAAGCACCGAAAGAAGATTTCAAAAGATTTGTGTAAACAACAAATGGGAAGTTATAGATACGCATAATGAAAATAAAACACGGTATAAAGGTGCTTATGAAGATGTAATGATTGCTTGTCATAATTTGAATAAGAAATTTTATCGTGATGGTGTCATTTAGCATTGCACCTAACTCTTAGGTTAATAATTTAACCGTTTTTCACCACCTTTAAGTTAATTTCCTTATTTAGAATCATTCTAAATTTCGTTGATAATTTGTCAACATTGAAACTTTTTGTATATTTGTCAAGTATTAACATTTAAACATTTAGTTATGACAGAAATTATCCTTGAAATGGAGCAGGAGCTCCGAGATGAAATGCAAGAAATGATTGATGCCTTCGGTCCAAGTGATCCAGGCACCGTATATGCAGCCACAAAGTGGGCTGTGATGGCAGATTTATTAACCCGATTAAAACTTGAGCCCAATGATTAGAGAATTTTTACTGAGTAGCGTGTTGCTGATTGCTTCCCCATTCGTATTGTATTACCTTTTAAAACTTGTATTATGTTAGGAAATTTGAAAGAAGGAA